ACAAAAGCCCGCATTTGCGCGCTCCGCATCGAGGCCCGATGGCGGAGTGGTGACGTAGAGGACTGCAAATCCTCGCACCCGGGTTCGATTCCCGGTCGGGCCTCCAGCGCTTAAGCTGCTGTTTTACGGCGCTTTAGCTCCACAATTTTACCGCCCGGCTTACTCTCGCCCTTTAGTGGCGTGTGTAGTTCCTGTGTAATCGCGTGCGGAATAGGCCGACTCAGCGTGTCGATCGCCGCATCGATGTGCAAACCGTGGACGTGCGTGTAGCGAAGCACCATCGCTAGCGTCTTGTGCCCACTGATACGCTGGATCGTGGGCAGGTCGACGCCAGCCTTCACCAGCCGCGTTATCGCCGTGTGGCGCATCGTGTGCGGCGTGACCTTGTCCGGATCGAGCTGCGCGCGAATCACCGACCGAAGGAACGGACGCGCCATGTTTGTACGATGGCCACCATTTGCCTGCTTGGCGTTGAGAGTCGGGAATACCCAGCCTTCCGGATCGGGCTCCATCTTGCGCTGCCTGGTGAGGGCGTCTGCTAGGGCCGCCGTGATGGGCTGCTCGCGCTCGCCGGCCTTCGCCTCGGGAATGAAGATACGACGATTCGCGAAGTCGATCTGGTCGTATCGCACGGACAGTATTTCGCGGTGACGCATCGCAGCGTTCAAGCCGAACGCCACGAACAGCCAGACGCGCCCGTCCTGGTCCCCGATCGCGCCCTGCATTAACGCCTCGCTCTGTTCGTCGGTAAGGACCGTGATCGTCTTGCGCGGCTCGGCGGCCTTCGGGATCACCGGCACATCGTCGCGCTTGATCCACTTCCAATCCGCCGCCGATCGCAGAAAGTGCGAAAGCGTCGCCAACTCGCGGTTCACGGTGGCCTCGCTGGCGCCGTCGCCTGTTCGTTTCTTGCGGTATTTCTTCAGCCCAAACTCGGACAGCTGATCGAGGCGTTCTTTCCCTAGTTCGGGCTTGAGGTACATGCGGAACTGGCGCGTCTTGATCTTGACGTTTTTGCCGCCGCTCTCCTCGAGCCGCTTAATGTATTCGTCCGCGGCCTCGCCGAAAAGCTGGTGCGCCTTGCGGCCGGTCGGCAGGTCTAGCCGCCCTTCCCTAGCCTTCGTTCGGAACGACTCGATAGCGCGCTCTGCCTGTTCGCGCGTGACTCCCTCGCTCTCCCGGCCGACGACGCGGTGAATGCGCTGGCTATCGACCATGATGTTGACGGTATAGCGGACGTCGCCGTTCGCCTGGCGCTCTGCCGTGATGCCGTGTTCCGCCAGCTTGCCGCCGATCGCCAGCGCGCGAATCGCCGGACGAGTGAGGCGCGAGAACTTAATCGCCATCGGCTATCTCGTTTTGGTCGTCCTCGCCAAAGAATGGAGCTTGGTAGCCAAGAGTTATCTCCCAAGCCTTGTCCACCTTTCGCTTGCGCCGTTGCTGAGCCTCCCAGCGGGCGAGCTCCGCGGGTGGCAGCGCTGGCTTAGGCCCGCCGTCGCGCCGTAGCTCGCGGATCTTCACGATGATGCTCGCCAGTTCGTCCTCTTCGGCACTGGTCAAGCGTTGGCCCCGGCGCCCGCGCCGCCGCTCTGTCAGATCGTTTCTGCGCGACCGTAGAGGGAAGACTTCGGCCTTCATCCAATCGGCGTGCAGCTTGGCGTGCTCTGCCATCGCATCGGCGTCGAACGCCGCGGGCTTCTCAACGGGATCGGGCTCCATCTGGCGCATCAAATCGCTAAGAGCGCCTGCGACCATCTTCCAACCGTCCGGATCGCGCCACCAGTCGCTTTCCAGCGCACGGTTCGCGCCGTTCATTACGAGCTGCATCGTGCGCAACAAATCGCCCTGAACGAGCCCACCCGCCTGATCGTCTTCCGCCATTGAGGCTATCAGCCGGCGCTCGACTTCCTGGGCGATCGATAATCCGCTCTCCTTCGCGGCGGCCTCAATCCGGCCGCGCAGCTTGGGCGTGGCCTTCATGTTCAGCGCTAGCCGCTTGGGCGCGCGTTCTACCGCGTCGTCTTGCGCCATCAAAAATCCCTTTCCCCAACGTTCCTAAATGCTCCGACGTTCTTCGCATATGGAGAACGCGCTTGCAAGCACGTTCGGGAACGCTCTAGTACCTATTCATTCGCCGTATATGGAGAACCGATATGAATATGGCCTTAGAGATGGAGCGTTACGAGATTCGGACGCCCAAGATTGTGGTGCTGCCAGATGGTCGCGTGGATCGGAAAAGCGCGGCGAGCTACCTCGGGCGCGAGCCGAAGACGCTGGCCGATTGGCACAGCAAGGGCATCGGGCCGAAATCGCGGATGGTCGGGGGGCGTCGTTTTTACGACATCGACGACCTGACGGCGTTCGCGCAGGGCAAGGCGGCTTGACCGGGAATGCTTACCAGCACGGGCAGCGTCGGCCCTGAGACGCGAAAGGGCCGGACCGCCACAGTCCGACCCTTCACAAATTTGCTCACCAGCAATCGAGATAGAAATGGCATCTCGGCATTCCGCCGTCAATGCCTCGCTGGGCTCGGTGTTACCGGCCCCCGTGCCGATGTGATCGCAGGCATGGCCTGGGGTTTGGCGGAGCGCGATGCGTGAACGCCGCCGTTCACGTTGCGCCGCACGTTGCTAGGGCACTGCGCACCGAGCCGATAAAGCTCGAAGCCGCATATCGAGCAGCTGCCAGCATGCACTACCCGAATATGGACGCCCTCACGATGACGGTTCGGGTGCGGCTGATGGCGCAGCGCGATCGTGCGGCTGCGGCGCTTCACCGTTGTTGCCCGGAAGCGATGAACACTCTTGCTGAGGCGAACCGACTGGCGGCGCTCGCTGCATTGTCGGGCGCTCCCACGCGAACCCTCGCGTTCGTGTCGTCCGCAGTCGACTCCCTGATCTTTGCCGCCGAGCAGCTTCACCGGGGGCAGCTATGAATATGGATCTGCATGACTTCAGCGGTAATTGGGAACGCGAGATAGAACCGAGCAACGACCAGCCGCGCCACCAGTCTCGAGCCCCTAAACAGGCCTCAGATTGGGAATTGCCGATCGTCAACACCGCTGCTTGGAAAGGACGCCTGCCACCTGCTCGTCGCTGGATCGTCCAAGGATGGCTAGCCCGTGCGACTGGTGGCGCGCTCTTTGGCGAGGATGGGATCGGCAAGTCATTACTCGCACAGCAGCTCGCGACCTGCGTTGCGGCGGATAGGCAGTTTCTAGGCTTGGACGTGACCAAGGCCGGCGCAATGTACATCACGTGCGAAGATGACGAGCTATCCTTGTGGCAACGTCAACGGTCGATCAATGCCGCGCTTGGCCTGCCCTTGGAGTCCGCGCCTGCGGTGTTGTCGACCCTCGCCGGTCATGTTGCCGCGCAGCTAGGCGACTTCGACGGCAACGGGACCTTCATACCGGGCGCCATGTTCCATGCCATCGCGCGTCGCGCCAAAAGCGTTGAGGCGGGGTTGATCGTGCTCGACAACATCGCGCACCTGTTCCCCGGCAATGAGATTGTCCGCAGTCAGGTCGTGGGCTTCCTCACCGCGGTTGATGCCCTGGCATTGGAATGCGACGCGGCCGTCCTCCTGCTCGGTCACCCCGCAAAGGCGATCGGGTCGGAATACTCAGGCAATGCCGGCTGGTCCGCGCACGTCAGACAGCGGTGGTTCCTAGGCTATGGGGATCCCGAGACCGGTGACAGCGATACGCGCATTCTTCGGAAGGCCAAAGCGAACCTCAGCAAGAAAGGCGAAGAGCTCGCGTTTCGCTGGCACGAATGGGCGTTCGTCCGCGCCGAGGATCTAGGGAACGACCTAGCGCGCGAGTATGCCGAGATCGCCAAGCACAATCACGACAACGATGTGTTCCTCGCCTGCCTCAAACTGCGCAATGAGCAGCGCAGGCCCGTGTCGGATGCGAAGGCCAGCCGGACCTATGCGCCGAAGGAATTTGCGCTGATGCCGGAAGCTAAGGGCGTTGGAGCCGGTCGACTGGAAGCCGCGATGGATCGGCTATTTCGGACCTCTTCAATCGAGCGCGCTACCTTGCCTTGGAAGCGTGATCGCAAGCCCGTGGAAGGGTTGGCCGAGTGCGCCCGCTAGGTGCGCCGACCTCTGCGCTGACCCCGCGCTGACTGGTTGCGCTGACGTGCGCTGACTAGGCGCGCTGACGTGCGCCAACGTGCGCTGACACGCACCTATCATAGATAGGGCTATGCGTCCCCATAGGGGGACTCGCCCGATCCATGACTAATCGGCACATGGGGAAAGGCACCTCCGAAACAGTTTTGGGATCTGTATTTAAAATCTCTGCGGGACGTTCAGGACGCCTCGCGCGCGTGGAAGTTGGGCGAGGGCCGACCAGGGCAAGGCACCCCCTCCCCGTTCCGATCGCAGCGCCGATGCAGGCTGTCAGGCAGAGCTATTGGCAAAGCTCTCTCACTCCCCAGAACGAGGGCGTGAACGTCGGCCAATCGCAGGCAATCGCTCGCCCGCATCCCTGTTTCGATAGCTATTGCGCACCCATACAAATTCGCGTAACGCTCGTTAGGCGAGTTTGTAGGAACAGCGAAAATGACCAAGGCCATCGCATATTACCGGGTTTCCACTGCCAAGCAGGGCGCATCGGGTCTAGGCCTCGACGCACAGCGCACCGCGGTTGAGGCGCTTTGCGCTAGCCGGGGTTGGGAGCTTGCAGCACCGCCCTTTACCGAGGTCGAGAGCGGCAAGCGGAACGATCGCCCCGCACTCGCCCAGGCCATTGCTCGCGCACAGCTCACCGGCGCCCGCCTCGTCATTGCCAAACTCGATCGCCTTAGCCGCAATGCCGCTTTCCTGCTGACGTTGCGCGACAGCGGCGTCGACTTTGTTGCGGCCGATATGCCTGATGCCAACGCGCTGACGGTCGGGATCATGGCCCTTGTCGCACAGCAGGAGCGTGAAGCCATCTCGCAGCGCACCCGGGAGGCCCTGGCAGCAGCTAAAGCTCGCGGACAGCGCCTAGGCAACCCGAACGGGGCCGCGGCGCTGCGACGGGCCGGCAAGGGCACCAGTGCAGCCAATGAGGCAGCGGCCCGCAATGCAGACGACCACGCCGAACGCCTGCGGCCTGTCATCCTCGATCTCAACGCGCAGGGCATCAAGTCGCTAGGCAAGATCGCAGCAGCCTTGAACGATGCAGGTATGCGGACGCCTAGGAGCGGCACTTGGCACGCCTCGTCGGTTCGCAACCTGTTGGCACGCCTCGGTTAGGCAGCGCTTCCCGAGGGGCCGCAGATGCGATAGCTTGAGGGATGCTTGTTGCTATCGTCGCCATAGCTTGCCTCATTCTATCGTTCGCGATCCAGAAGAACCTGCGCGACCAAGGCGTCGAGCCGTTGACCCGCGGGCAACTCAGATACGCTCGGAAGAAAGCCAGGGAGCAGGGCGTCTCGCTTGATCAAGTAGCCTACAAGCCCCGTCGCGGAACCCCACTCTACACCCCGCCGCCAGTCGACAAAGAGACGGCACGGATGCTGCGCGAGATCAAGCGCGCACGCGAAGGCAAGCCCCCCCCTCCAGCCACGCGCGCCGCGCCGCCCTAAGTAGCTAACGGCGGTAAGCCGCTACATCGGGACGCCTACCTGTCCTGATATGACTAAGCCCCCCGCCATCGTCGCAAAGGCCCGCGCGAAGGGCAAAGGCCCGCCGACTGTTCGCACGGACAAGGCGCGCGAGAAATTCCTTCTAGCCCTCACTGCGACCTGCAACGTCACCGACGCCTGCAAGGCTGCGAACATCGGACGCCAGACCGCCTATCAGTGGCGCGAGGATGACGAGGGGTTCGCGCTGGCCTGGGCAGGCGCCCTCGAGGAAGCGGTCGACGCGCTCGAAAAGGAGGCGTGGCGGCGGGCGCATGACGGCACCGACAAGCCGATCGTTTACCAGGGTGTCGTGACCGGAAGCTATCGAGAGTATTCGGACCGCCTAATGGAAATCCTTCTAAAGGCGCATCGCCCTGAAAAGTATATCGAACGCCTCCGGACAGAGAATCTACATGCAGTATCAATCACGATCCAAGGCCCCGCAGCCGACCTTTGAGCTTACGGACAAGCAAGGCGAGCTGTTAGCCGCTGCGACCAGTCCTGCCCGTCATATCCTAGCCTATGGGGGCTCGCGATCGGGCAAGACGATGGGTTTCTGCTATTGTGTTGCTAACCGCGGCATGATGTCACCGAACAGCCGGCACCTGATAGCCCGTTTGCATAACATCGACGTCCGCCAGTCCGTGATGCTGGACACTTGGCCTAAGATGATGCGGCTCGCCTTCCCGGGCGTAGCCTATGAGACGAACAAGACCGACCAGTATGTCATTCTGCCAACGGGGGCGGAGGTTTGGTTTAGCGGCCTCGATGACAAGGAACGGGTCGACAAGATCCTAGGCAAGGAGTTTGCGACGATCTACGTAAACGAGGCCTCGCAGGTCTCTTACGAGACAATTCCTATCTTGCGCACCCGCCTGGCGCAGGCGTGCCGTAAGTCCGACGGTCGACCACTCGCCCTCAAGGCCTATTACGACCTCAACCCGAGCGGCAAAGGCCATTGGACCTATCGCGAGTTTGTCGAGGGTGTGAGGCCTGAGAACGGCTTGCCGATCGAGCCTGACAGCCGCGCGCATGTCGTACTCAACCCGGTCGACAACCCGCATTTGCCTGCCGAGTATCATGCCGAGCTCGACGGACTGCCCGACAAGCAGCGGCAGCGGTTCCGTGACGGCAAGTATCTGTCCGAGGTTCCCGGCGCCCTGTGGTCGCTATCCGATCGCACGGCAGACGATGGCCGCAACATGCCCGGGATCGACTCGCTCCGGGTCAACAGCGCACCAGTCGAGCTAACTCGCGTCGTCATCGGCGTTGACCCTTCCGGCTCCAATGGAACGACCGGGGATATTCAGGGCATCGTCGTCGCGGGCGTCGACAAACAAGGGCATGGCTACATCCTGGCGGATTGCTCTTGTCGACTCTCTCCGGACGGCTGGGCGCGCGTGGTAGCCAACGCGGCCGAGAAGTATGGCGCTGATCGCGTGGTGGCGGAGCGCAATTTCGGCGGGGCAATGGTCGAGGCAGTGCTCAAGTCTGCAGCTCCCAAAATGCCGGTTAAGCTGGTGACGGCATCGCGCGGCAAGGTGGTCCGTGCGGAGCCGATCGCGGCCTATTATGAACAGGGCAAGGTCCACCATGTCGGGACGTTCCCCGATCTTGAGGACCAATTGACCATGACGACGACGACCGGCTTTCAGGGCGGTGGCTCGCCCGATCGCATGGACGCGCTTGTGTGGGCTCTTACCGAGCTAATGGGCGCAAGTAGGGGCTATGACCTGCGAGCGCTGATAGGTTCCGACGAAGAGATCGAGCAATGGAGCCGCGGACCGATCTACGGCGGCTATGGCGCCTATTAGCCGCAGTTTTAAGACGCTTTGTGTGTGCTGGTGGTAGATGCACCTTACCGCCGTGAGAATACTCCGGGCATGGTCGCACGCACACAACCTTCGCCCGAGCTTGTCGCAAAATATGCGGAGTGGATCGAGAACTTCCGCGACTATCTAGCGGAGCGCGACGTGGCGAGCCGGGCGATGGCAGATCTTGTCGCCAGTGCTCGACGTGAGGGTTTCGGCTCGACATGCACCGAGATGGCGGAAGCGCTCAACATCAACCGGCTAAGGTTCAGCAACATCGGCCGCGTCGCTATGGCGTTCCCGCCTGACAAGCGCAATTATGTCGTTCCGTTCGACGTGCATAGTTTCCTCGCCGGCCTTCCCGACGAGACGCGGTTTGCGACGCTCGAGACGGCGGCTGCGGAAGGCTGGGGCGAGCGCAAGGCCAAAGAGGTCGCGGTTGCCTATCGGCAGGAAAAGGCGGTTTTCGTCGACGACGACCCGGAAACAACCTTAGCCGTTCACGTCATGCGCGCTTGGAACCGTGCCACCCCGGAAGCTCGAGAGTATTTTAATGGGCTGCGAGAGTTGGCTGGCCTCGGCCTTATCGATGAGGACGCCTGACCCTATGCGCAAAGCTCTCTCCACCAAAGTTGCCGAGCCAATCCCGGTTGAGTTTGAGCGGGTATTTATTGAGCTAGGATGGGAGCGAGCCAACCGGATATTCGGCAAGCGCGCATCGCAACGGTATTTCACCGCGGCGGGATCGGAACGGCTTAGGCAACAGCGCGACGCCTATTTAGCCGACCGTCGAGCAGCCGCAGCGCAGGAAGCGAAATCAGGGGTGAAGCAGCATGGCTAAAAGTTTGGGCGCCGTTTTGAACACCCTTTACGGGCCAATCAGCGGCTTTGCGATCAACGGCAAACAAGGCTTCATGCAGGGCCTGGGCAACGCCACGGCAGCAGCTAGCGGCCCCGTCACGTTCGGCGCCTACGTGGCCGGCGCGGCGCTTGGAGGCCTGAAAAAGTCGCCACGAGCGGAGCAAGCCGAAAACGCGATCAAGATGGCCATTCCACCGAAAACATCGGGCTACGGCATCAACCGGCTGTACCTCGCCATGGAGATCTACCGATGACCGCTTATAACCTCTTTGCGCAGGGCGATTGCGCCTACATTCTTTCTGATACGGCGATCACCGCGGAGAGCGGCGAGCTTATCCGCGACGTGCCGAAGGTCGAGCAGTTCCCGAAAGCTCGCCTCGCTCTTGGCTGGACTGGCTTTGCGCCGATGTTCAAGGGCGGGTATGTCAATCGGGTGGCTGAGAAGCTTGCCGCGCTGGGGATCAGGTCGGATCATGCCGACCAAGGCGAAATCCTAGCCGCGCTCCCTGGCGTATTGCGGGACATGCACGCCGAAAACCTCGCATGGCTTGCCGGCGATGACTTGCTCGACGATCGCGCGGCTCTAACGCTTGTCGTGGCCTGCTATCGGGAGTCCGACGCATCCCCAGTATTGCTGGTAGGATTGACTGGTGAGGGTCCGGTGCCCCCCTATGAGTTGTTCCGCGTCCACCAATTGATGGGAACGGACGGACCCGATGCGGACGCGTTCGTTCGACAGGCTTTCGGTGGAATGCCGAACATGTCCGACCCGAAACAGTTCGATGCGCGAAAGGACGGGCTTGCCCTGCTAGAGCTGCAACGGCGTATTCCGCCGCAGCCTTGGCATTTCGGCTATTATGGCGTCGGAGGCAAAGCAATGCTGACGACGATTAGCCCTACTGGCGTCCGCAGTCAGATTATCAAGCGCTGGCCCGATAAGATTGGAAAGCCCATCCGTCCCCGCTAGGTCGCGCAGCCCTCAATCGCCCGAAGTATTCGTTCTGACAATTAGTTCCCAACTAATCTCACCTAACGAACTAGGGTGCTGATGGTGATTCTGAGGTGGGAATATATCACCAAAATTGCACGTCACCTCTCTTTTGCAATGACGACATTTGTATATGCCTGAAACAGGCACATCCTGGCTAGGACCGTAATAATGTGTCCACCAACTGTTGCCGGGTTTACCGGTCAGGTGGATATTTGTCAGCTCGGCATACCACGCCATCAACTTTCCTTCCCAACTAAAGCCGTAGCGTGGACGCCGCCGCTGCGAGTGTCGAGTCATGCTGGCGAGTCGAAGTGAGATAGCGGCACCGTTGCGCAGTTATAGTAGGTGAAGAATGACAGCTTTCTTGAGTTGGCCTCGCGCCATGAAGCGCGCCACAGCCGCCGCCTACTGCGATCTGTCGCCGGCCGAGTTCGACAAGGCTGTAGCTAGCGGTACGCTCCCGCTGGGGTTCGGGCTCGGAAGGTCGCTGCATTGGTCACAAGTCGAGCTCGACGAGCATCTCGACCGGCTTACTGGCGACGCCATTCCTCACTGGCGGGAGTTGTCTCCGCTGTACAACCCCGCGCTGCGGGTTGAGAAGGCACACAAGAAGGGGCCCGCCGCTACTCAGGACGCGATGGCGCACCTATCAAAATATGGCAGGCGGCAAGCCGGCCCCAAATCTAAAGGATAAGCTCTAGAGATGGGCGATATCTATTCAACGCGCTCACCTCTATTCTGATAAAGCATATGCTTTATATCGCCGATTGCAACGAAAGCATTCCATGATGTGAAGCCAACGGCGTCTTCACTCAGGTCAAGAGGCTCACCGTCCCAGACGACGCACGGGTAGTGCCGGCCGTAGGTTGATTGCTCCGGCTGAGCAACAATCCCGGTCCCTTTGCTATGCCTCACAACACTGAGCAGTGGGCGTTGAATACCTCGCACGATGTATGCCGTATCATGGTCAACTTCGATCTCGACCGGCGCAACGGTCATTCCCTCGAAGTTTTTACCGTCGCTTATGCGCATAAAATGGCCAGCATGTGACCCCTCAAGCATTATTGCAGTCGGATCATCGCCGCCCCCAATAAGAAAAGAGCTCCCATACTTCGAGACAGCGATCATGATCGAATGCGGCGGTGACATCGTTAGCTTACCGAAGCCGAATATTTCTGGCGGCAAAAACATTGTGTTGTCTCCTTGCCGTGCATTTTGGCTCCGACAAACGCGGCCGTCTATTAGATTCGTGCGCCGTGATATTGGGGACATAGCCTCCGCCTGACTGCGGAGGGACGGGACGCGGAAACGCGATAATCCCCACTGCTATGGACCAAGATGACTGCGCCGGATGAAGCGCTAGCTTTCGTCACACCCTGACGGCGGCAGATGGCCGGCGCGGGGAATGCATACCTGCACCTTGCTTCAGCGCTTCACAGTGACCGCAGGAGCGCAGGAGGTTGCAATGAATTATATCCGATCGCGCGACGGCGCTACCGTAACCGAGGCGGAGGCGCTCGACGCCGGCCGCGTTCTGAAGGACGGTTACCGCTTCGCAATGCTGACACCGGGCGAACATATCGGCTTTGATATGGCGTTCATGGACTCCCGCCCGGCGCCCGGCCGCGTGTTCTTGCGCGATACCATGCTAACCGATGCCGAGACGAGCTTTGCGCAAAGCCCTGAAGGGCGCGAAGCTATCGCCTATGCTAAATCCTGTGCTGCGGTGCGCGATGCCTGCGGCGGCACTCGCACCTGGACCGACAGCGACGAACGCGCGGCAATCCAGAGCGCTATGATCGGTCGCGATAAGGCCCGCCGACAGATCGCCGATCAAGCCGCTGCCGCTCCTGGCCTTCGAGCTGCGGAAGACGCAGCTTTGCGCATGACGCGGGATACCATCCGCGACAGCCGCAACAAGTAAGGGGCTGTATTATGGCAAAGCCACTAGCGGAGCGCATGAATGCAGCTCTAGCGCCGAACGCACGCGCCAGTGACGTATCGCAGCTTATCCAGATCATTACCGACGAGCTCGCTGCGGCCGAGGCTGAGGTTATCCGGCTCCATGCGATCGCGATTGCGGTTGGGTCGACGGACGAGGTTGCGGACGAAGCTGCGGACGCCGAGAATCGGACGGCTCGCCGGGTTACCCGCTTGCGCGGGCAGCTAGAGCAAATGCAGGCGCGGCTTGCGGAAATTCTCGATGCCGACGCTCGCCGGGAGGGTGCAGCCAAAGCCGTGGCAGTCCTAGCCGAGCGCGACCAGCTCGCCACGGATCTTGCCGCCGAATGGCCTTTGATCGAGGCGCGGATGCGACATTTCTTTTGGCGCATTGTCCTGTCCGACAAGAAGATCGGGTCAGCCAATATTAGTGCTGAGGCCATAGCGCGCGGCTGCGGTGGCGCTTTCAACGTCGGCGGAACGCCAGTTCATCGTCTGACGCAAATTGCTCTACCCGGCTTCAACGCAACTGACTTTACGCCAGCTTGGCCTCCCCATCATCGAGAGTTCGATTGGGCTCTGATCGATATGGACACAGGCAACCGAATACTCGCTGAGTGCGCCGAGAAGGTCAGCAGCTTGCAGGCTGCACCAGCCGAGCAGTTTTGAAGAGATACCGGGGGTTCTCCTGCCCCGGTAGCCGCGGTCGGGAGGCGGGTTGGTGGTCACCTCGCTTGTACCGATCGCGGCAAATTTCACAGAACCGCCTTAGCGGTAACGGTGCCGAGTATCGCACCTACGAGTGCTGGGGCAACCCGGCAACTCAGCCCGTGTCGGTCATTAGTGACTTGGGCGAAATTGCGGCTGGCCGCCCGCTTCAAGAGAGAGGGGGAAAGGGGTTTGTGGTCGTACGGACTGGAAGGTCAGTATTACGGCAGATCTCCTCGCTGGTAGGCCTGCTTCACCTTACCTTCAGCGTTTGCCTCGGCGAGCTGCACCGTAAGCTCGGCGTGATCGGCCAGCGCTTCCCACGCCTCTGCGGCTCTAAAGTGGCGTTCTCTAACACGGGGCAAAGATGCACTTTCCGCTGAGGTTCTTTCAATGGCGGCAGCGTTTCTTAGGGACTCAATCTGTGCGGTGCTCACTCCGTCAATTTCCCCGCAGGCGAACGCCCGGGCCTCCACCGTCCGAGGCCTCGCCAAGGTCGAGAAATCGAACGCCAGCCGCCTCTAGTGCCCGTTGAATCGCGGCAAGATTATTCGGCACTGGTACATAGGCTCCCGCCTCAAAATTCTTGACGGTCGAGCGCCCAACGTTGGCCGCGGTAGCTAAGGCTGCCTGGGTAAGGCTGACGAGGCCGCGGGCGGCGCGACAAGTGGCGGGAGTTATCATGCCCACCCTTTTGCATTCCTTTTAGATAAGGGCAATCTTTTTAGTTGACCATACCCCAGCATAGATGGATAACCATTTTAGTTAACCGGACAGGGTTAGCGGCCGGAAGGGGAAGGTAGAAGCTCCCCAATCCGGCCTCACCAAGGAACGATCACGGAAGGATCGAAAATGGCTGATTACGCCCTTAGCATCGGTGCGCCCGCTGCTACCACCCCGTACTTGGTGCTTGCCGCCGTCCTCGCCTCCAACACGGAGCATTGAGCGATGACGACGCAAACCACCCCCGCCGCGTCGCTGGACTCCACCACCGCCGCCCGCATCCGCGATAGCGCATCGACTGCCTCGCACATCGGCTCGCTTTGCATGTTCCTCGCTGAGGCGCTGGGCGCGAACCCTGATACGTCGCACGCAAGCGAAGCCCTCGAAGGCCTCCGGACGCTGGCGATCAGCCTGTCGAACGCCCTCCACAGCATCACGGAGGACGAATAAGATGGCCGCTACCGTCACCGCCGGTATTACCGACAAGGCAATTCTTGACGCTTTCGAGGAACGCCGCCGCGAGTTTGCTGCGAACTATCACCTAATGGATATGACGAAGGAGCAAGAGGACGCTTATTTCGGACGCATCGACGAACACGAAGCAGTCATTTGCGAAACCCCGGCAGTCACCATCGCCGGCATCGTGGCGAAACTGCGCATCGACTTCATGCATCGCGCCGGCGCGGCGTGGTCGGATCATGCCATCATAGACCCCACCGTGCCGGCGTTTATCGATGGGCTGGCAGAAGCAGACCAGTTCACCCAGCTTGCATGGGCCGCAGTTGAAGACCTCGCACGTATCGGCGGCATTCACCTTTCCAAGGAGGGCCGCTGACATGGCCCAAGTTATCTCTTTCCCCGGCACGGTCCTCCTCACTGCCCCACAGCCGCCACAGCCCACCAAGAAGGCCAAGCCCGAGGCGGCACCTGGCAAAGTGGTCAAGATCCGCCGCGCCATGAGGATGCCAAAGGCGAACCGCCCCGAAGATTACCAGGCAATCGCTTTTGCGCGCATTGCCGAGGGGTTTGAAGCCGATGCCTATGTCCTTGCACAGACCGAACCCGGCAGCGCCAAGCATGTTCAAGCGCTGCACATGACGAACATCCGAAGGAACCTGCCCCGCAACAACCTGCGCATCTTCACAACCCCTGAAGACGTGGTGCACGGTTTGTGGAAAGCGCACCTCCGAGTTGAGATTGCCAACGCGGAGTGGCTATTAGCCGACCTTCAACGCGGCAACGCGATCAACGATAAGGATGAGGACGCGACAGCCCACTGGACCGCGGAACAAGACGCGGCCGACGCGCGCCTATGGCTGGCCGTCGAGCGCCTACTACGCATCCCTGCAACCAGCCTTGCGCAGTTCCGCCAGTTCAAGACACTCAAGCTTCGGTATGGCGCTGGCAACCTCGAGTGGCTGCGCATGCACAAGCCCGAGCTTGCCGCGATCGTGGATGACGAGCTGGCCCGCCTGAATGCCGAGAAGGCAGCACGCGGCACCAAGCTGAAAGGATCCTGCTGACATGGGCCGGGCAATCAACCGTACCGCGATCGGTACAGTAGCACGCGCCGCTATCGACGCGATCGAGCCGTGGTATGACTGAGGCAGGATCGGCGTGGAGCGCATGGAGTCGCTACGCCGAGGCCAAACTCCCACAGGTGGAGAGGTGCGGTTTTTCGAGCTGCAATGGCTCTGCGTCCACATCGCCATTCAAATCGGCCGCACGCCGAAGGGGATCCGTTAATTTGGGCAACCCAATTTACCGGGGGCGGCGCAAGCCGGCCCTACCTTTGACCCCGCGGCATGGCCTCCACCACGATGGCTTGTAGCCGCCACACAGGACGAACGAGTCCACGTCTCCGCGCTCAGTTGGATGGACTCAACCCCGCTCGATCTTGCGGCTTAATCAATCGTAGAGACGGGTGATCGGCGAGCTATCATTCATCACAAGCGTTCCCTAGTTTGGTCAGCCCTTGCATGTAGCGATCATCGCGCGACGCCGTCTCAAAGGTTTCGACTTCAGCAGCAGGAATGCGGATCAACGTCCCTATCCGAAAATGAGGCAATCGGCCTGCGCGAAGCAGATTACGGATGGCGCCCTGGCTGCACGCCCAGCGTTTGGCTAACGATGCTATGCTGAATGGCATCCGGGGGTCGAGGCCGTCAGTCACATGCCACTGCAAAGTGATGCGCCATTGCCATCGTTCCTTTGTCTAAACCCACCACGTATTATGATCGATGACATCCTCGGCAACGTTTATCTGCACCTCCCTTGCCGCACGTGCCAGTTGATCGCTGAGCCCCCACGCTCGGGCGGGGGTCATACGTTGCGTTCCTCCGCTTGTTGTCATTTCGACGTGCTTGCCATCGGTACTGACGCTGACAGCAGTTTTCATTTCATCGGTGGCGATGATTCTTCCAATCATGGCAGCTACGATAGAGGAGGAGCTTAGACGGGACTCCGCATTAACAGTGCGTTACTACTTTGAACGCGCCGTCGTCGGCCCGGGCGCGCCGTCTGACGCCTTCGATAAATACGCTAGCGCTCCTTCACTGGTAGCCGCCCTCTTTGCCCGGCCCTTCGCCTAACGCATGCTGGGATTGTATAACGGCGATCGCTCCCGCCAGTCGGGTGTCACCTCGGCTGAAAGGCAATTCACATGTTCGTCGATTGATGCCCGCGCCCAGTGAAGCGATCTGCCAAGCATGAAGCCGCGTGGTAACCTTGCCCCGGCTACCTCAGCATCAAACTCAGCAAGCGAAAGGTCTAGATACGCGGCTGCGGTCCTGCGCTTCATCGCTTGGGGCCATCCAAAAACATGGCGCAATTGCGTTTGATCGGCAGCGTCAGGCGTCATGGTGCGTGTTGAGCAGTTCGAAGCTCAGTGATGCACGTCAGAAGGGACGACGCTAAGCGCGCTATCGAGCATTGCGCCGACGAGGGGCAATTCCAAAAAGTCAGCCAGCGCTATTAGCTCCTCGATCCCTTCTCTGAGATCTTCCTTGGTTCGACGCTGACTGTCACTCATATCTAAGGCTATCGCAACCACCAAAGCTACGTCGATAGTAGTCTCGCTTGAAACGCGCTGACATTTCTACCGTGGCCAAACTTTCTGACCGGTCCGGCTGCGCCCAAGAGGCTGGATAAGCACCGGTTCCCAGCGATTGAAACACTGTGGTCATGTGAAAGGTGGTCGCCCCCCCGGCCTGAGTGAGAGAGGTTCGGGAATGACGAAACTCGTAGAACGCATGCGGCGGTATCAGGCGGGACAATGCGACGCACAGATGGCTATGGCCGAGGGAATCACGGTCGCGGGGATCGCGACTTGGCGACGCCGGCTCGCACTTTCCATCAATCCGGTCGCACCGCCGGTAGACCGCCGGCGGATCAAGTCGATGGCACACACGGAGCGCCTGCGCCTGTACCGATCGGGATTGAACGATCGCGAGATCGCGCGCCGCCTCGGCACGACGCGGTCCGCGATAGTCCAGTGGCGTGGGGCGCACGGCCTCCCGAGTAAATATCAACCGAAAGCCGCCCGAGCATTGCGAAAGCCGGAAAGGGATGAGCAAATGCTGAAGCTCTATCGGGTGGGCCGTACCGACCAGCAGATGGCTGAATCCCTAGGCTGTGCACAACGCACGGTTTATCGTTGGCGACAGACACGCGCGCTCGAGGCCAATGACGGAAAGCCATCTTTACATGGCGCGATCCGGCTCGTGAGCTTTGACGCTGATCTTAGCGACGGCGGGCTTAACCTGCACGGACTGATAGCCGATGATGGCGCAAGCGACTGGCTCGAGACGATGGGGGCAACTAAATGGTGAGACCATCGACTGCCTCCGTGACAGGTCGAACCTACGGCATTCCGTGTCCAGCCTGTTGGAAGTGGGATCCCATAAGCTCCTCTGCATATGCGCAAATTGGCTTCCCGAGTGAGGGAATTTACGTCGCGTTAGGGAAGATGGCGTAATCCTTCGAGCGTGCCTTTTAGGCATCCCCTCCCCAAAAACTTTCAGGGTCGCCTTTGGCGGCCCTTTCTTTTGCCTGCTTGGCGCCTGCAATGCGTCGATGCGCGCCGGACATGGCCGATGTGCCTATTCGAGACTCGTTCCTTTCAGCAAACTTGCGCGCGCTCCGAAGAGCAGCGACGTTGAGTTTAGAGCTAGCCGACCCAAGACGGCAGATGCTCGGTATCCCGCCCGCGGCGCATACGGTGTCACACGGAGCGGGTGGGATACTTAACCTGGAATTTACTCGGCGCCGGTATGGTTGAGCTCGAGGCATTCGCTTCCAGTGTAGAGTACCTCAGCGCCCCGCCTGTTTCAGTCACACGGACATGCGGGGCGCTCGTCATTTGCTCGGCTCTATCGAGCGCCGAACCCGGCCCTGCTGTTCTCGCCATCGTCGTTCCGCTCGCGGCCGGCCAGGACGTTCTCAAGCTCGGACAAAGAATGTGGCACGTCGATGTGCTGCGCTCCCAGGAACAGGCGCGATCCCGCACCCTCGGGCACCGCGTGGGTCAACTTGTCGATGTCTACTAGCGCCTTACCTGCAGGCAGCGTCTCGATCTGAACGAATCGCATGGTCATCTCCCTATCGCGCCCAACATCATGGACGAGAAAATGATAACTAGCAGCCGCACCTGAAAGCTGCGCCGCGCGTTGGACGGACGAGGAGATTACCATGATCGACGATCCAAAAACCGAAGACACGACCGAGGCCGAAAAGGCTGAGGAAATGGAGAAGGTGCAGGAGGACGCTGCCAAGGAGCGCGAGGAAAACGGCGGCTACCAGTAAGTTTAAACACCTTGTCAGCAACCGCGCTACTACCCCCGTGGGGCGGTTGCTGACCCCCTGACCAGTGTAGAATTCAGGCCAGGTCATAGTGGCGAACGAGCCGAAGTGGCATCCTGCAATTCGTCACCTCCTTAAGCCAGCTAGCGCTTGCAGGAGTTCAGGCTTTAGATTCCGATGTAAATCCACTTGTGACGTCAAACGCCATCGCCCTCTCACCGGGGAGACGACGATACCCTTCTCCTTCATCCGGCGGAGGTGCGATCGCAGGGTGCTGCGCGAAGTTACGCCCAGAGCTTGGACCAGAGGCCATAACTGGTCTGCGGACGTCTCTGGAGGAACACTCAAAGATAGGCGGTCGATGATGGCCGCCTCGACCGTCAATCGCTGCACGCTCGTACTTCTCTGGGGTTGGGCATCTCCGACACCCGTCCTGCGAACCCGGTTTATCTGTAACTTTAACTGGAGTATCTCACGCTCGACGCGCTTTAGCTCAGAGCGCTTGCGTTTGAGTTCGCCGATCAGACGCTGCTCCACCGTCAACGATTTGAAGGCTGCCATAACGTTGCATAGCGCATTTTCACGAATTTATGCAACGTCTAGAAACCTAGGAATCGCTCGTCTTTCTGTTGACAGCTCGGTCATTACCAATTACGCGAACGCGTAATTTAAGGCGGGGCGCTTGCGATAATCGTAGAACCGCGCACATCCCTTTCTTAACCGGTCATCTCTACGCGGGATCAGATCAAGGAAGGTCCGATGGCACTTAGCGATTATATGCTGTGGAAGCTGTTTGCGAACAAGCCCGCAGGCCCAAGCGTGAATGGCACAATGGCTGCCTTCGCGATTGGCGAGCGCGTGTTTCAGCGGGATGGCGTCAATCCTCATATGGTCCGTGCTGTTAAGCTGTCGATTGAAAATGACCGCAAAATAGCCGCAAAGAGGGCGATTGCCAACCATAGAGTATAGTTCGATTTCTGATACGACGGACACGGCCAGTTTCGTGTGCGGACTATCGGAAATCGAGAAGTGGTTTCGCAAAAGCGCGTTGGTAGACCACCTGCGACAAAAGCACATAGTTACTTGCGCGACGTATGAAGGTGCACCCGATGATATAGTGGGGCTTTACGCCCTTTCTACGGTCGTCGAAGACACAGCCAAACTAGGATCGGGCATAAGTTATTTCCCATTCTTTGGGGATAGCCGGTACTGCCCTGCACTTCAGATCGTTTACATGGCAATTCGGCGAGACCTGCAAGGCTCCGATCAAGGCACGATCGTCTTGGGAGAGATCGTTAAGCGTTTTGCAACAATAGGTGAGCAAATCGGGATACCGGCGCTTATTTTGACCCCAAGCAATCCTGACGCGGCTAGGTTCTACAAGGAGCGCGGAGGTTTTGCGCCCTACAAAAAGGGGGCGGGAATGTTTCTACCTCTTCAAAGCGCAATTGCCACGCTGGAAGCTGCAGCGCTCTAGCTGCTAACGTTGCCAAACTATTCAGTCGACTCAATTCAACAACTTTTGTATCAGTTTATGACACAAACATAGTCTCGACGATCGCCTGCATCAGCACCCCGCGCAGCACCGCACGCTGAGGAACAAAGGGCCCTTACCCTTCCCGGTCGCCGACTGCCTTCATGGCACCGTCGCCGTAATCCCTGTGTAATTGCGCTCGGTATTACACGGAAGTTTTCGGAATGTTCGTGCGGCCGAACAAGGCAAGAACATCTATGCGTTTCAGCAAGTTAAGGCCCTTCCGGAACGTTCGGGAATTCCAAGTACCAAGACTGCAAATCCTCGCACCCGGGTTCGATTCCCGGTCGGGCCTCCAGTTTCAAATCCTATCGTTGCTACATGACGCGACGTACTGCGGCGATCGAGCGCAGTGACTTAATGCGCGGACCGCGCTTTGCCAGGCATGAGCGCGGTCTTGAGACAAGTCCCCGCGATGACGGAGCCCTAGACCGCGGCCCCTGATCGGCGCCAGGCATCCCGACATTCGATGATAGGGAGGCGGATCCGAAGCGCGACCGATTCGCTTTCACCCTTATTCGCCAGGTACATGTCATGACCCGACCATTGATCGCCGCCGGCATTGTCGGCCTTGCCATCGCCGCCACCGGGCTGGGCTGTCCGGCCTCGGCCGCGCCCTCCCCGCAGCGCATGCAGCCGCCCCCCGCACCCCAAAAAGCAAACGCGCCCGTCAGATCCAGCGCGAGCACCAACGTCCGTATCAGGGGCCCCGTCTTCGGTGTGAACATTGCCGGGTGCAGCTTTGTCGCCGACGGTACGCTCTGCCCGACGCCGGCGTCGGTCCGCGCCTATCTCGACAAGGGGTTCACGATGGTCCGCCTGCCGTTCAAGGGACCGCAGATGGCGGACCCCGCGATCCGCAGGAAATTGGTGGCAGCGACGCGGGCTGCGCTCGACCGCGGTGCCTATGTCGTGCTCGATCGTCACGACTATAGCTGGCCATCGGTATCCGAACAGGTCGCGTTCTGGACGTCGCTGATGGCGAGCATGCCGCGATCCGACCGGATCATCATCGACCCGATGAACGAGCCGAGGCATTTCGACGATCCGGTGCTGACCAACGACTGGGATCAATGGGCGCGCGATACCAACCAGATCATCGCGGGCCTGCGCGCCGCGGGGATCCGCAATGTCATCGCGCCGGAATATCCCGGGTCGTCCGCCACCTTCCGGCTGCGCAAGCGCGAGGACGCCGCCAAGCCGTCCGAAAGCGCGCTGGTCGCACTCGACCGCGCGGGCGGGCTGAAGGATCCGCTAGGCCTAACCATCATCAACGGGCACCGCTATTTCGACAAGGGGTCGAGCGGAACCCAGCCGAGCTGCACGGGGACGCCGGGCTATGACAATTTCGCGTCCGAGCTGCGGGCGCGCGGGTTGAAGGGGATCATCACCGAATCGGCGTTCGGACGCGCTGGGGCGATACCGCCGAGCTGCGAGGCGGCAGGCGCAGCGGCGATCGCCTATCTCAAAACCAATGCCGATACGGTCGTCGGCGTGACCTGGTGGGGCGGCGGCGCGGCCTGGAACGAGCGTTATCTGTTCAAGATCGAACCGAAAAAGGGCAGTTTTGGCCCCAAGCACAAGGACGCCTATCTCGACCGCCTGCTCGGCCGCTGACCCCGCGCGGTTGTGGCCGGGCGGGATGGAGGCGGACTTACGACACCCAGACTGGGGACGGCAGCATCAACGCTGGTGCGGCCGTCGCCCGAAGGAGAAGCGCGATTGGGAGTATGCGCACTTCTTGCATTGCCGCACCCAAGTCTCGCCACCAGCCTCATCCACTGAAACAACGCGCCATTCGCCCAGGCGATGCCAGCAGATGAGCATCAGGACACCGCTTCCGCCACGCGTACCGGCTCCGTCGCCGGGACGATGCCGGCGAGCGTGAACGCAATCTGCTCGAGTCTGGTATCGAGCTTCCTATTGTCGAATTCGCGCTCGATCTTGGCGCGTGCCGCCACCCGCATGCTCGCCAGATCCACCTCCCCCGATTCGATTGTCGTTATGATGTCGGCGATCTTTCCGGCATTGCGCTCCTCGACCAGAAAGCCCTCGACGCCGT